TCATGCGATTAATCCAATCGACAGGGGTAAGTGAGTCCGTGTTGAGGCCAAGACCCTTGAAAATAACACGGTAGAGTGCGGATGCCATAGTATCCGGAAGAGAAGTGTTGGGGCGCTGATAGTAAAAGAAGTTGGTACCGGTACCAACCTCAACCTGACGAGAGGCATAATCACGATATGCATCGCCGATTAACAACCCCTTGTAGCTGAACATGATACGCCGCCAAGTCCATGGTGTACCATCGGAAGTACTAATTTCAATAGTTTCCTTGATACCGCGAAAAAAACAAGTCGTGGCAGTGCGTTGGGGGGTAGGATCGATTACGGCCGTAATATCAGTAGGATTAACATACAAATCGCGGAATGTAGGTTGCCAAAGAATGGTAGCACCATCGGCGATCGTTATAGGCAAGGCACCAATGCCGGTCTCAGTAGGAGGGACAATCGTACTAGGCAGCATGGTGTCCCTCTTCTTCTTGGAGGTGACGTGTAATATCGTACGTTTTGACATTCTGCTCCGTCTCGGTGAGCGTTTGAAGCGGGACGCGTGGCCTCGGCGGGAAAGCCTTCTTCTTGGCGACTTCCTGAAGGAGCGCCTCGTCATACGATGGGAGGATGAACGCCTCTTGGCGGCATAAGACCGGGATGCCATTGTGCCGGTTGGGCCGTAAGAAAAAAGGAAGGGAGGTTGGGGCAGTCATGGCTGCCCAACGGGCCAGGGGGGGATCATCCGTCTATAAGTACACAGGCTGTGTCCTGTGTCCTGGGCTATAACATTAGTTTGCCCAGGACTCCGGAGAACACACTGATGCCTAATCCATTCACAATCAACGCTCAATATGTCCTTCTTACCTACGCTCAGTGTGACGGACTCTCAAGCGGAGCTATTGTGGGAGTCATTGAAGGACTTCAAGGACAGTGCATCATTGGAAGAGAGCGTCATGAGGATAACGGACTTCACTACCACGTGTTTTGTGATTTCGGACGGAAGTTTCGAAGTAGAAAGACGGATGTATTCGATGTGGATGGTTTCCACCCAAACATCGTGCCTTCTAAGGGAACACCTTGGAAGGGTTGGGATTACGCGGTCAAGGATGGAGACACTGTCGGAGGAACCCTCGTGCGACCACGGGAGGGCGGAGTTCGCAATGGGGGAACTCATGATAAGTGGACTGAGATTACGAGCGCGGAATGTCGCGAAGAGTTTTGGAGACTGGTCCACAGCTTGGATCCAAAGTCTGCTGCTTGTTCCTTCAGCCAACTGTCCAAGTATTGTGACTGGAAATACGCCGTTCCCGAACCAGTCTATCAATCGCCAGCTGGAATTGGATTCGATGGCGGAGAAGTGGATGGACGACATGATTGGTTACTACAGTCTGGAATTGGATCTGAACAATCATTCTTAGGTATGTCGTGCCCGTCGCTATGCTACGTCGGGGGGGGTCCCCGAGGGGGCCACCCCACCCCCCCCGGCCTCGCAGCTCGAGGGCGGAGGTTCCAAAGCCTGACTTGGGTTAGGTAGATGTCTATCAATATGCCTGTATGGTGTATCCCGAACTGGAAAGACCCTATGGGCCAGATCGCTGGGGAAACACATTTACTGTGTGGGATTGGTTTCTGGTGACGAGTGCCTTAAGGCACCCGACGTCGAGTATGCCATCTTCGACGATATACGTGGGGGGATTAAGTTTTTCCCTTCCTTCAAAGAGTGGTTGGGATGTCAAGCATGGGTCACTGTGAAATGCCTTTACAGGGAGCCTAAGCTAGTCAAATGGGGCAAGCCCTCCATTTGGTTAGCTAACACGGACCCTAGAGATGACATGCTACAAGCGGACAGAGAGTGGATGGAAGCAAATTGTATTTTTGTGGCTGTAGACAGCCCTATTTTTCATGCCAATACACCGTAGAACTAGGATTGAAATACATAAGACCAGTATCATCGCCCAATGCAGAACCTGACATCATATCCACAATGTAAATATCACCAATACCAGGTCTACCTTCAGTTGAATTGGGACTAGACTGAATAGTACCGCCAGTTTCCAAATCATTGTAAACAATATTTTTGTTGATAGGGTGCCAACGTTGGGTGTTAAACTGTGTGCCACTCTCGTTACCACTTCGAATGTTCACCGTTTTGTCATAAAGTACATTAATACGTGTAGTATCAATAGGGGCGGTCATGCGATTAATCCAATCGACAGGGGTAAGTGAGTCCGTGTTGAGGCCAAGACCCTTGAAAATAACACGGTAGAGTGCGGATGCCATAGTATCCGGAAGAGAAGTGTTGGGGCGCTGATA